AGAACGGCTTCAAACGCGCCCAGCGAGAAGCCCACCGCCTTACCCGAAAGAAGAAGTAAAAAGTTTTGATGTGATACTATGAGCGATAAAAGAGAACGAATCCTACGTATGGAGATACCTGGCACTGATGTAGAAAAGAGTGCTGAAGACCCAGAGTGGACCGACTTAGCATCACTCAATGGTTGGCAGGTAACTTTACCTGGTGGAACAACTCTTCACTGGAAGGGAACAATCGACCTATCTGGATATGCTCGCGACTACAAGACCTTCTATCCTACAGGGGGGGTTATTCAACGTGGAGCCTTAATGACTGAAGCAGGGGGTCAAGGTTCTATCACCTATACTATTGTCTCTGCTATACCACTTGACGCTACAGAAACCTACTATCAAGTAACAGGGTTAGGGGGGCCTGGCTTTGTAAACCTTGGCTCCCTTGCAGCCTTGGGAGCGGGAGTGGACCAACAGAACTGGACTACTGTCATGTTTGCAGAATCAGAAGTTAACGTTCCTAACACATCCATTGCACCCAACACACTCGGCGTTCAACAACCTCTTGAAAGAAACCAAAGCGGTTCACTAGCACCAACAGCTGCCCAGGTATTATACGTTCTCAAATTAGTAATTCCCCTGGCTAGTACGGGAGTCACTCGCATGAGTGTTCCTGCAGCTCGAGTTATTCTTCCTGGTTACATGGACCAAGAACCCGAACTTGAATACATGATGCGCTTAGCGCGGTCGGTAGAACTTGCTAACCAGGTGTGAACATGCCAGGGGAGTTTATTGACCCTGTTGCTCCCATACTTTGGTTACTAAGAGGGGCTCCTAACCTCGCAATGATACCCTTCGTTAAGATGGTGGTAAGTGCCGGAGCATTAGGCGCAACTGTAGGAACAGCGATGGGTGAATACTCAGCCGCGTCCAGGGCGGCCGGTGGTACCACTGTAGGCACTGGGGCCGATTGGTATTCACCAGAGATACAAAAGTATGAAGCCACTTCATTCGGTAGTACGCGCATTATTTGATTCGCTTATCCATCTCACAAAATAAACAACGTGCAGTTGGAAGAAGCAATCCTCGATTGCAGACTTTACAAAAGTAAATCTTCATTCATCTTCCTCCGGACATTGACATTCTGTCAATTCTTCAAGACATTGCAAACAGCACATGTCATTCATTCTTCTTCCTCCACTACTTGAGTAATATGTTTGGCAACCCATTGTTCACGAATGTCTAAACCTGCCATTTTAAACAATGACCAAAACCTTCTCTCCCAATCAATCATTCTTCTTCACCATCGCATACTAAACACCAGGGCTTGACATTAAAGAAGAAACCTATGTTTCCAAACATTAAGGAGTCATTACCACACTTCGGACATATTGCAGTCATGCCGGTCCAACTCCTTCTTCATTGTTCAACCAACAAACCCAGCACCAATACAATTTACTCATGACCATATCAACCTTCTCCTGGTCCCATCCATCTCCTGGTGTTTGAGTGTCGGCCCAGTAATCATTCATTATTGACTTCATCAACGTGAGGGGGCCTGCAATGGACGCCCAACGTATATTGTTCTCTCCTAAATGCTCAGCTCCCATGTCGGACCATTTATCACCATGAAACTTTGTTTTGATATTGTATCTCATTCTTCATCAACCTCAATAAGTGTAGTAATTAGCCTTTGAGTAGTTACCAGGCGCACCAAGGCATCAGCTCCAAGAGTGATAATGGCTGCATCGATGCACTGCGACATCTTCATACCTCTACCTTTCAAGTCTTTTAGGACAGCATCAGCCCCATTGCTTACGGTAATCGAGTATTGATTCGCCATAATTTAAGGTAAATAATAATGTTATTTAGTATCTGCGGAAAAAAAGCCTACGGCGGAATAATATAGGGGGGGCTATATTGCTAGGGGTGGAGGACGGGGACGGGTGGTTAGTCACCGGAACTCGCTACGCTCGCGGAGATGGAATCCGTGAGTAGGGGAACCGTTCATGATAGGTTTACTTTATACACCGTCGAGCACCAGGAGGTAGTATGGCAACCGCTAAAACTGGCTCCTTTTACCTGACTGAAACTGTGACTATACCTGCTGCAAGTGCTGATGGCACTATTGTAGAGGGTACTCTTGACTTGGGGGCTTACGTTAACGTAGCAACTGGGCAAGCAATTGCGATTGACCAGGTGGACTTTGTTGTTCAAGTTGGTTCAAGTTATAGCACCGACGTTGCCAATATGGTTCAAACAAACGGTTCACTTGGTTTTCAACTAACCGACCTTAACCCTGGAACCGTCTTTGTTCGAGCTGACAATCAATCTCTCATTGCTTCAGGTGGATTAAACATCGACAAAGTGAACAACATTGCTTCACATACCACCGATTTATACCCCGACAATTTCGGCCCTGCTACACTCAGTGAGTCCTTCATGGTAGTCAATGACACCTTGTATTTGACTGGTGGCGTATTTGGTGCTTTATCCTCTGCTGGTAGTGCGCTGTATATTACCGCTAGAATCCGCGCTCGAGTCGTTAAACTTGGCTCTAAAGACTGGATGGCCCTTGCTCTACAATCGACCGCCTCTGACAACTGAGGTGATTGAGTGGCGTGCGAAACATGCAAACTCTTGCAGGAGTTGCTTGAAAGTGCTGGCGTTCCTACTAGCGATGCTAAGGAGGCTAGTCAAGTACTCGCCCCTCTCGAGAAGAAGGTCAAGCGCAAGGCTTCAGATTACTCTAAGCGGTACGGTAGAAACTTCAGACGAATTGCAAACAAATACAAACTCAAGTCAGGAGCTTGGGCTAAGAACGGCTTCAAACGCGCCCAGCGAGAAGCCCACCGCCTTACCCGAAAGAAGAAGTAAAAAGTTTTGATGTGATACTATGAGCGATAAAAGAGAACGAATCCTACGTATGGAGATACCTG